GCAAAACCGCTTGCATATGGAAGCGCTGCCGTTTGAGCGTATACACTGCCAAAAGCACGAACGTCCATATCAATCAAGTGTTTCTAACAGTTTAACAAGATATTCGACAGCTTTTTCTAAATCCTGTTTTCCGTTTTTTTGTTCCCACCGCCATAGATATTTTTGTGCGCAACCTTCAAGATAACCCTGATATTTTACGAGCCCCATAGAAGCCCGTTGCACGTCATAACACTCTAAACCCTCACGAACGTAGTAATTAGGTCGGACAGGATCTTCAACTGGGGTTGAACCAATAGACGACTCCTCCGTTGTCTTCGACATATTTTCGTAACCGGTACGCATCTTCACGACTAATAGTCTCGCACTTACGGAAGTTTTTTAGCACATAACAGACAGAAACAAAAGCCGCCCCACGGGAGACCACGACTAAAGCTCGAACATCTCCTTACAGTCTAAAACTCCACCAAGCTTTGTGTATAACTCTGGCGCGTATTTTGTGTCATCATGTTGTAACAAACACCAAGGATGCGGTTGATACACACCCTTCACCTTTTTAATTGGAACACACCGTCTGTGTTCATGCCCCGCAGGCAGATTTTCAAAAGCTAACCCCATTGAACTCCGATCCGCTATCGGCCAATTACGCACACCAACAAGTTCATAACTCTTGTGGGGATCGAAGCTCTGAGATCGGATGTATTTATCTGCGTCCGTTTGATCCAGAATCATCGCTCCGTAATACGGATTAGCGACCTGAACAAACAAATCGAAATCGTGGCTGATAACCAAAATCTTCGGGACTTTAAATCCGATGTCGTGCCAGACGTTTTTCGTTTCTTTCGTTAGTGAATACTTTTGGTAGTTATCAAATGGAACTTTTTTACCTTTGAAGTTTTCATACCGAATAAAGCCGGGTTCTAATTTGTAACGAGCTAGCGGTTGCTTCCACCGGAGCCAGTAATGAAAACTTTCGACCGGAATGATCATGTCATTTTCTTGATAAATATAAAAATCTGCTTCTTTACGTAAAACAGCTGTAGCTAAATCGTTTTTATGCGCCCAGGTTAAGTACCAGCCCTCATACCCCGGCGACGCCACAATCACTTCGGTTTTAAGCGAGCTAAAAGCCTCCAGAACAGTTTCTAACTGCTCCTGATCATTTTGAGAATCGTAATCAATATAGATTTTTACAGTGATGTCGTACGGGTATTTACTGTAAGTATTTAAGACGTTTACAAGAGTATTAATGCGCTCTAAAGGCTTGTGGGCAGTTATGGCCAACCAAATTTTCTTCATACGCTCAGCCTAGAGTGACAGCACTTTAAAAGCAAAATCAAGACTCATCAGTATTCGATAGAAAAATTTCCCCTCCGCTGTAAGAACGTAATTAACCACGTGTAGCTGTCCAGCAGATCGTCGTGTGCGGTCGAACCGACATTGATCAACTGATCAAACAAGGCGTCGAACTTGCGGTATTTGTTGAAGATAACTTTCTTGTTTTCGAGCAATCCCAGTGTGCCGCGAAAACGTGCAATCTTATCTCCACGGAAGCCTTTGACCTCGTGAATATGGAGGTTGGTTAGCTCTCGTTCGTTCAATAAAACACGCCTTAAATCCGCCGCAAGCGAAGCCTGATACGCAACGGATTCGACCACAAGGGTCACCGTGGAATACGTAGGGAAATAAATATCTCCTTGTTTATTTAAGATCCCCCACTCCAACAACATGTCGCAAAGTAAATCAATTTTTTCTAAGTTTCCGATGCTTCTACATTGGTGCGAATCAATAATGTAGTATTTATCTTTTAGTCTTCCGCCAAGCACAAACGCGGTGTAGTCGCTGGTTTCGTTTTTACTCGCCGAGAGGTCGATACCAACGGCTAAGGTGTCAAATTCTGTTACAACCTCACCTTTAATAAGGAGATCTGGTGACACGACCAGATCCGAAGTCATGACAGGTTGCTGCTGATACTGGAACGCAAATGCGACCGGATCCAGCTCCTTTTGTCCAAGCAGATAATCCACGGACCACTGCTCTGGCCAATACGAAACAGGTTCTCCTCGGTCGCTGTAAGTGAGTGCTTCTTGAACAACCTGTTTCCACCCTTTTGAAGGGATAAACATAGTTTTATGAATATCCAACGGGTGGAACCGAGTTCCCAAACAGATAGCCCGCCCACCTTCAAAAATAATTGGCGCGATAACTGAGCTCCAGTTCTGAAGCATCTCATCTCGAATAGCTGGGTTGCGAATATCTGTACTACTTTTAATAGGGTCATCTAGTAGAACCAAGTGAGCCCGCTTACTGGTAATACTTCCACGTAGACCTGCTGCACGTAGGGTGAATTCTTCGTCACCAACACGAGGAATATCCGCGTAATCAAAATCAATTGACCAACCGATGTCGCTTTGCATCCCCGGCTTTAATCGGCACGACGGAAAGATTTTCTTAAAGGTTGAGCTGTCGACGATCTGCTTAATAATCCGGCTTTTTGGGATGGCCGTAGCAATGTTGTACGACGTGTAAATAATCTGAAGAGGCTTTTTTGCTGCCGTATGCCGACCGATACACCACGCGGTAAACAGGTTTAAACACGTGGATTTGGCCGAACCACGAGGGCTGAGGATGTCAGTGTTGGGGCCAGCAATATCAAGCAGATAACGGTTACTCTCGCCAGTTATAAGTTCTCTGTGCCACTCCAGCATATGTCGTGCAGGAGGTTTCTCAAAGAGAGTACAAAACGTATGAAAGTTATTTGATGCTCTGTTATATATCGAATCTACCGACTCAGAAAGTTCACCTTGCGCACGCAACGCATTCATTTGCGCTGTACGCCGATAAGCAAAACTTTCCCGACTAGGCATATCAGTAAACTAACAGTGCTGCTATATTAACCGTATTAACAGCCAACATCAAATGGCAAAGATTCTTTGGTACGGAGATGCCTGCAGTAATACGGGGTTTGGTAGAGTAACACACAGTGTTCTAGAGCACTTGTGCAAACAACATGAAGTTCATGTGCTAGGAATAAATTATAGCGGAGATCCTCATACATATCCTTACAAAATTTATCCTGCGGCAAATGTCCACTGCGGAGACCGCTTCGGACTCCCACGGGTACCTGAGCTCATCGAGAAAATATCTCCTGACGTTATTATCTGCCTTAACGATATTTGGGTTGTAAATCAGTTCTGGGAACGAGCTCAGTTCCTGAAGGAAAAGCACAAATTTAAATTCTTAGCTTACTTCCCAATCGACAGCGAGCGTTACTTCCCGGATATGCTGTCGAATATCCCGCACTGGGATATGGCGATTACGTTCACGATTCCGTGTGCTCACCGAATTCTGTCTCACGGAATTAAGCCAAGCAAGATCGGTGTACTTCCCCACGGTGTCGATAACACCCGTTTTTACCCGATCGACAAAAAAGAAGCTCGCCGTCAACTGCGTCTGCCAGAAGACAAATTCATCATTTTAAACGCCAACCGCAACCAACCCAGAAAGCGGATTGATCTAACGATTCAAGCGTTTGCGAAGTTTGCTGTTGATAATCCGGACGCGATGCTGTACCTGCACATGGGTACAAAAGACCTAGGTTGGGACGTCATGGCTCTGTTCCAACAGGAGATGAAGCGCCGTGGACTGGAGGACAGCAAGCGCCTGATCCTAACGTCGCAAAACATTAACTACACAGACGCCCCACCGGATGAACTGCTGAACGTTATCTACAACGCTTGCGACGTCGGCTTAAATACCGCTGATGGCGAAGGTTGGGGACTGGTTAGTTTCGAACACGCAAGCTGCAAAAAACCGCAGATCGTTCCTAACCACACGGCGTGCGCTGACATTTGGAAGGAGGCCGGTGCTCTCGCCAACATTTCTACATGGATCGTCGACAAAGATCTTGGAGTCGAACGTGGATTGGTTGATACTGACCACGTGGTTCAACTCCTAGATGAGCTGCAAAGCAATCCGGACATTTACGAGGATGTGGCGCAAGCTTGCTATGACGTCACGCAACGATCGGAATACCGCTGGGAGCACATCGCTTCCGGTTTCTCTCAAGCTGTCGAAGATCTCCTGAGCTGACATGCAAACTACACATCGATTTTTTCACAAATACAGCAACGTCGTACACCCTGTACGGGTCGAACAACCCGGTATAGTCGACGTCTATACGCAAGCGGAGAAGCTAGGCGGTACGTTCACTCGAATCGTCCACAACCTTCCCGAAAACTCCGTAGCTAATTTCAGCCCTTGCGTCATCAAACATAAGGACACCACCTACATAGCGTGGAGGTCCCAGGAGCAGCCGTTTGGTTTCCGCTGGGACAACAAGTATTTCTATTTAAACGACACACCTACAGATATTTATATTGGGCATTTAGCTAATGACGAGACAATCTTGGGTGCAAAGAACATGCGTCCCAAGAAGCATCGACTCAGCTACGAAGACCCTAGGTTATTCGTAGGTCCCGATAACGAGTTGTACACCCAGTTCGTTGTTTCGGCTTACGCCAGTAAGTACGATAAGGGGCCGGAATCTAGATATGGTCAACCGAAAGTTGCTGTCTGCTACGTAGATGAAAACTGCGATGCGGTGTCAGCGGCGTTTCCGCCAATAGGTAATAACCGTAAAAAAGGAGTAGCAGAAAAAAACTGGTGTTTCTTCAGCAAAGACGATTACCTTCACTGTCTGTACTCGACAAGACCCTTAGTTATTGAGCGGGAACAAGGTGAAAAATTGACGGTGGACACGTCCGTACTGGATGAAGTTACACAAAAATGTCCAACCTTTAACTCCACAGCTCCCATTAACCTGGGGTACGGCTATCTGGTGTTTTATCACTGGAAGCACATGGCGGCTACACCGACAGGGTTTAGCTTCCTTCTGTACCACTTAGGCGCTTACATCGTTGATAAGGATTTCACCAAGATTCTGTATGTGGATAAAGAACCCATGTTTTCAGGCTCGTTAAACGATCAGGTAATTCAGTGGACTAACTATGCGGGACAACCTGTGTCCACACAGCCCGCAGTGATTCTGCCATTTGGTGGCTTTATAGAAAACACAGATCTCGTGCTGTCGTTAGGCGTCAACGACGCATTTATGGGGATATTTAGGTGCCCGGTAGAGAATATTATGAAGCGTATGACTAAAGTAAATTAGTTCTTCTCTTCGCGCTCTAACGTAGACCAGACCAAAATAGCGGCATCGTCAACCAAGGTTTGCAGAGTGGGCTGACCATCGAGAGTCTGAATAAGCTCGCGAATACACCGGTCAGCCCCTGCAAGCAAAAGTCCACGGCGATCGAGACCGTCGGTAATTGAACGCACGGCTTGGATGTGGGATCGAAGCTCTTTTTGTAGCGCCGAAATTTTTGTCGCTGCAGTCGCGAAATCTAACATCCCTGTTGTAGTCATATCCCGCACGTTTTTGATGTCGTCGCTTATAGCGTCGATCTCAATTAGCAGGACTTTACGTAAGTCTTGTTTAGGGTACTTTTCCTGTACCCATGCAGTCAAATCAGCAATACTGCCGTTATACCCAGGCTTTAAAAGTCGAGCGTATAAATACGACTCGATGTCACTTGTAGCGTTCTTTGCGTAGTGTACAAACGCATCTTTTTGTGACTTGTCTAAACTTTC